CAGCATCATGTGGAACGTGTGGTACCTCAACATAAGTAAATATAGTTGACTTACTCATGCCTTTTAGTCCTAGTCCGTAGATTTGCCAGTATTGCTCATCTGTCTCTCTAAGTAGTTCTATCTCTTTAATGATAGACTTCTCTAGAAATGGATTATCTAAATAAGTTGTCTTGTAAAACTCTACATCATCTCTAACCAGTACCTTGTCGTAGATCCAGTGATACTCATCCGAAGGGTTGTAGTCTAATATTATTTTCTCCTGTGTTCTAAATACTAATTGTTGCCAATCCTCGAAGTCCAGCTCGTTAGCTTCATTAATAAACAATATATCACGCTTACGTCCTCTGATCTTTTGTGGTTGATCAACGCTAATAAACTCTATTAGGTTCTTATTTAACTTGTATTCGCTATTAGACTTGTTATGATGCTCTTCTCTATATAAACCGTATTGCTTTAATATAGTTATAAAGTCACGCATCACTGTAGCTCTAACACTAGGGAATGTCTTTCTACATATAGTAATTGTTTTGTCCCTTTGCTTTAAACAGTATTCAAATATAATAAACAATAGTACATTGTAGGTTTTACCGCTACGTGTACCACCTTGTTGTACCACTATTTTCTGTTGGCTATTTAATAACTGCTTGTAGACAACGTTAGTCTGTATCTTTTGTGCTGTCAATGATCTCTACTTTAAAGTTGTTTGGTAAACCATCTGCGCCAGTTATCTCTTGTCTCTCAATGTAACCACGCGACTTTCCTTTTGTCTTTAAATAAAATATCATCTCACTCGTCTTACCATCTCTAATGTTATCAAATAACTTAGACTCGACAAAGTCCAATGCAATATCCTGCACGTCTTTTACCTTAGCCGCAAACTCCTTATCTTCTTTAAGCCATACATAGAAAGTTGTTCTACCTACACCTACTTTTCTACAAGCTTCAGTCACAACACCTAATGATTTTTCTAAAGCTAATAAAATTGCTTTTTTATGCTGTTCAGTTTTGTTCATATTAATATATAAACATTATTAGATATTTTTAGCTTAAGAAAGTGTTTTTAGCTTTTCTAAGTATTGTAGCGCCTGGAACGTATGTATTTTCCTTTGGCTTAATTCTATTGCTAACCCCTTTATTAAATACCTTTAGTCTAGTATCAATAAATTCTTGTATTACTTCTCTATCCCAGTTTATTACTATTTGATTTATCTCAGCTATTAGATCTTTAGATCTTTCTATTTTCTGCTTCTCTAAGTTTTCTTTTATGCCTTTAATTATTCTGCGCTTTTTTTGCACGTCAAATTTAGGTATAAGCAAATCGAAGTCATCAACTATTTTATCAAATATCTTTTTATCTCTATCCTCTACATCGTTTATACTATTAGCGTGATATAAGGCCAAGTCGTGATTAGCATTTAACATAGCTGCTACTCTGTCATACGTATATCCTATCTCGTAGCCTAGTTTGCAGAATACTTTCTTAGCGTATACTATTTCACGCTTTCTACTCTTTGTTCTTATATCAAATTGATAGTAACTATGTATCTCGTCTATTAGTTGTTCTAATGTCATTCTTTACTTCGTTTTTTTCTACAGTGTATTTATTTTGTCTCAATAGCTTTATAGCTTCTTGTATTTTTCTTTGTTGTACTCTATACTCGTTAAATGTTTCGTTTTCTATCCACATGTCGTTTTATTTATTTTGTTCTATCCAATTTGATTGTATTTGTCTTAAGTGTTTTATCTCTTTTTGTAAATAGTCTAAAGCTTTCTCTAGATCTTTTATTTCACTATCTTTTTTACCTGCTCTGCACAGATATTTTACTACATTGCCTCTGTTAAAATTTAAGTCGTATGCTTTAGCAATATCTATTACGTCAAAGCCTTGTTCTGTTTCATAATGTATACTCATATCTTTGTTCTTAGTTTTAATAGGTTATAGCATTCAATATACTTCTGCTTAGCCTTTGATTTATACTTTTCTTTAAATAATTTATATAGATTTTTAACATAGCAGAATTTAGTATTGCAAGACTTATACAGTTTTTTAGCATAAGCTCTACCCTTGCCTTTAAAGTAGTTTACATTATCAACACTATCCCCTATGATCATTTGCTCATAAAAATTATATAAAGCATTTTGCTCACTAATGTCATAAACAACTTTATGCTTGTAATGATAGTTGTACATTAAACACGGAAACTGCTTATAGTCTTTATCTATAGACACTATCATCACTTTGTCTCTGCCTATTTGATTTGATATATCATACCAGTACTTAGCAACTAAATCATCTGTCTCCACGCCGTAAGCGTACAATCCGTTATATTGATCTCTAACGAATTCATGCATCTTGGGCAATAGCGGTGGCAATTCAACACCATCTCTATTTGCTTTATAGTTTTTAGTTATTAGCTTTCTAAAATTACCTTTAGAACCGTTAAACGTATAAATGTGTTTTATATCGTACAACTCTTCTAAGTCGTTAACTATTTTCATATATTGCTCATCGAACTTAGCTATGCTATCTTCTATGTTTTCATAGAACTTATCATCACCACCTTCTCTCTTAGATCTCAAGCAAGCAGCATAGACTAAACTATCAGCATCAATTAGTAGTATCATCTTTTACGAATGTTCCATTGATCATTTTACCTGTTCTTTTAGCTATAACGTTATAAGCTGAATGTATACACTCTTCTATACTCATAGCCTGCAAGTGTGCTAAGTTAGTTAACACGACAACCATGTCGCCGATAGCATCTTCTATCTCGTTTGTATCTTGTTCTAGTAAGGCCTTTGCTAATTCACCGGCCTCCTCCATTAACTTGACGTATTGTGTTTGTGGATTGCCTTTGTCATACAAGCCTCTTTCATTAGCCCAAGATCTTATGTTGTCAAATATCTCTAAATTTAATTTAGGCTTACTTTCTATATCCCAAAAGTTTTTTAAGGATTGAGAGTATACGTATCTCTCGTCGTTATGTGCTGACTTAAAATTGTTTTGCAATATAAAGTCTTTAACCTGTTCATTTACTTCTATATTATAATCTTTATCTAATTCTATATTAGATGGCCAAGTATAATTGTCAAAGCTCTTATTAAACGTTTTTTTAAAAGTTATTGTTGTCTTAGTAATGTGTAGCATAAAATTATTTATTGTTTGTTTGTATGTTCTTATATCATTCTTATAGCCTAACTTGTTTTGCCATTCGAATTCCAGCTTAGAAGCCTCATCGATGCATTTAGTTTTAGCTAATATTTTAAAATCTTTATATCCTTGTTGGTGTACTATCCTCTTAGCAGGGTTATTAGTACAACCGACCTTAATACCTTCTATGTGGTAAATATAATACATTTATATTTTATTATTATATAAATGCATATTATGAGCGTGGTGGTAATACCAACCAATATCTAAATTTAATCTCTTAGCAATCATTTTCTGTAATGATGAGAATTGATATTGATCATTGCAAAAGCCGTACCAGATGTCGTTAGAACGCATATAGACAGACATACATAACTTATCATCAAGTATAGTAAACTGTACTGCGTATGTGCATGGAGTATCATTAGAATATCTATGCATTTCTTTACCATCGTATATACTAATAACCGCCTGTCTAGTTTCTGGAGTTTCTTTTAATAAACCAATTACATTTTCTAATTGATTATCGCGTTGCCATTGCCAACCATAATTACTCATAACATTGCCGCTAGTATCAGCCATGCGTTCCCATATAGGTGGCACTTTGCCGTATAATTCACCAAGCTTTTTAATACTAGGATCACCAGATAAATACCATTGCCATTCGGCTTCGGCATACTTTAAATTCCATTTTCGCTGTTTATTTGTTATATGATTGTCTTCAGGGTTTAATATATAAAATCCACAGTTAAATATAGCTTTAGTATCTCTAAAATCTACACCGTTAATTATAATATCATCTAGCAGAAAATCATAAGCATGATCTGCGTTATAAAAACTATTTCTCATTTTATGTATTGTTTAAAATCTCTTAAGTCTCTCCAGTCTCTATAAGAATCTACATCTGTTTCAAGTAGTTTTGTTTCAGGTGCATTACCGGCTACGTTAAAAAACCAGTCACCTTCTCTACCGTATCTCATCATGTAGTCGTAACCTTTAGAATCATAAGACTGTTCGCAGTCAAAATCTACAGGTATTAAGTCAGATTTTTGATTAAATGCTTTATGATAACTAATAAATTTAGCTCTACCTAAATCACCTTGCTGAATATTTCTAGACACTGCTACGTTAAAAAACTCAGTTTCAGGCAATGCTATCTGAAGAGTTCTAGACAATACTCCTGTAGATATCACAGTCCACATTCTTTTAGGATGCTCTTTGTCTTTAAAAAACTCATGTATCAATTTAACTCCGCAGGCCACGACATATTCATGGTTTAAGCCTAGTGGTATGAAGTAAGCCCCTGTTGATTGAGCATACTTCTTAGCCATCGAGTTAGCGTTTGGCATTGCAGCCACTCTCAAGAATAAAGGCTTAGCACCGTATTCTATGCACAACCTTTGATGATCAGAGGATTTTTTAGAAGAGGGCATAACTAAGGTTAAGTCCATATTGTATTTTTTACACAGATAAGATAAACTAATACCTGCGAAACCCCTTCTTGGTTGTACGTATACTATTTCTTTTACGCCTTGTTGTTTTAGTTTAGATAGTAAAAACTCTCCGCTTCTAGCTTTATACCCAACTGAGCATGCTTGAGACTCATCTATTATATTAAAACCAGAAGATTTTATAACTTTAAAATCATCAAAAGAACTCTTAAAACCATCTGTTAATTCTAAATAGTATTTTAAATCCTTACCTAGTCTTAGATCTTTATTATCAATACCTTCTTGCTTGTTTAAAAATACTTGTTTCATGTTATGTTATTTCTATATACTACTCCTTTCTTCATTTCTATATGCTCCTTAGATTGAAAATTATTAATATATCTAATAAAGTCGCAAGCCACATCTTCCATGTCATAAGGCATTGAGTGAAAACCAGTCATCTCGCAAAGAGTCCTTAAGGCT